AAAAGCAGTGCCTATGAGCGAATCAGGACTTGCGGATGATGTTAATAAAATTAGAACATCAATTAGAGCTAACGGTGTGCTATGTCACCAAGTTCTTGAAACTAATGATAATTCATTAACCGCAGCAATTAACAGTCAAATAGAAGGACTAGAAGAATCTGGAACACTAGCACCCTTTGACAGGTATGTTGTGTGTTTTCCAAAGACACGTACTGCACTCGTAGATGCACTACAATCACGAACAATAGACGAAAGTGCATTTACTACTTCACAAGAAGAACAAGAAGCACAGCGCACAGGAGCCGGCGCAAATAATCCTCGCCTCCGTGCATCGTTTAATCCAAATATTGTAACTATTCAACAATCTACACAAACTTATGCTATTTTAAAATCATTTGCTGAAAATACTAACCTAATGAATGAGATTGGTCTAAGTTCAATTAATGAAGATACAAATGCTCCTGGAAACTCTGCCGAAGCACAGGCTAATGCAGTAGTTAATCCAGAAACTGGGTTAGTTGATACTACTTCAGTTGCTGCTCAACCAGCAACAGTATCAAGAGATTTTCAGTTTAATCAAGGACAACAAATTACTAGTATTATTGAACGTATGGTAATGCAAACGACATATGCAGCAGAACGATCAACTGAAGGCGCAACCAATGGTCTAAACAGGTGGTTTAGAATTGATACACAGGTTTTTATAGACGATAGTCCTGCTACAGAATCGCAAATGGGACAAAAACCAAAAGTTTATGTTTATAGTGTTGTTCCTTACGAAGTAGATGAAGCAATTACTATGGCTCCTAATTCGCGCCCTGCAAATACACAAGGCTTGCGTGATGCAGCTATAAAAGAATACAATTATATCTACACAGGAAAAAATGAAGATGTTTTAAATTTTGATATTAATTTTAACAATGCGTTCTTAATGACAGCAAATTCAGATCTTGGTATGACATCAGGACAGGATCCTAATGCAGGAACAACTGCATCGACACAAACAAATAGTGACAGCGGAGCAACAGTAGCTCCTGCTGGAGATCTAACATCAGCAGACGAAGCATCGCCCGCGGTTGCGTTAGTAACTGGACCTGCTGATTCAGCAGGTTCGCACAGTAATGATGTTAGACGCAGAATTGCGGAAATGTTCCACGATCGAATTACAAATATGACAACTGATATGGTTACAGCAGATATGGAAATTATGGGGGATCCGTATTTTATACCACAAGAAACTGGAAATTATGTATCGCAACAAAGCAACAGACCAGGTATAACTCAAGACGGGACAATGACCTATCAACAAGGGCCCGTGATGTGCATAGTTAATTTTAGAACACCGTTTGATTACCAAATTGGAGGAGCAACAATGGAAATGCCACAAGTTGTTCCAGGTTTTAGTGGATTGTTTCAAGTATGGGCAGTTACTAATAAGTTTTCACGTGGTAAATTTACACAAGATCTTAAAATGATTAGACGTAGAGGACAAGATGATCCTGCAACAACAGGAAACAGCAACCTAGTTCAAGTTAACAATTCAGTAGCAATGGCTAATACAACTACACAATCAGACGGCACAGTTGGCCAAAGCGGAACACCTAGTACAGACTGTATGCCAGCACCCGCAGCAGATGACATTAGAAATTTAATGCCAGCAGTAGCAACTGATGTTGCAGATCGTTTAGCTGCACCATTTAGACAAGCAGAGCAACAGCTTACAGAAACACTTCCTAATTTAGACGAATTAGTACAAGGTGTTGATTTTGGTGTTGCTGCTGTACCTGATTTAACAAAGGTTATCCCTAGATTAGATGCGTTTGGCGGAATAGGAGCACAAGTAAGTGGAGCATTAGGGGATGCACAAAGTGCACTAGGCGGCTTAGAATCACAAGTAAGTGGAGCATTAGGTGGGTTAAGTAATTTAGAAAATCAAGCCAGAGCAGCAGCATCCCAAGCACAATCAGCAGTAAATAATGCAGCAAATCAAGGAATTGCTGCTGCAACGGATGCAGCAAGATCTAGAGTTAGAAGTTTATTAGGATAAGATAATGGCAGAAGACGACGATAGTGGCTTACCGGAAGAAGGTCAAAACAGGCTAGAACAAGAAAATGCCGTTCTTGTAGAAGCCGTAGGTCCGTACTACAACTTTGATGCTTCTAGCAGGCAGATATTTGAAGATATTGATGACCTATACGATTACGGTACAGACATCATCTATGGCAGAGGAAGCGTTGCGCGGGGCGCAACTACACTGTTTATTGTAGTCGACAACTCAGACGAGTCAGATTTATTATATCCTAATCAACCTCATTATTGGATAGCAGAAAGACTGCCCCCAGATCCTAGTTATGTAGGAGATGATGACACTTTTAGGGGAGATGTGTACTTTACTCCTTTTTATAAAAAGATGGTTGAATGGGCTGAAGAAGGTAAGCGTGGCATTCCTCCACCGCAAAACTCGATTATAGCCGGAACCTATAGAAATGTATCAGTTTACCTACCAGATCCTGTACTTGATTATAGTAGGCCTGAATCACAAACAGGATCAACAACCGGCGCTACTACAGGCACAACAGTTCAAACTACAACTACGATTCTTCCAGGCACAACAGGCGGAGTAACTGAAAGCGAAACTATTCCTGCAGAAGTTGGGTTAGATGCTTTTGGAGGAGCAGGCGCACCAGTAACACAGTCGTCTGTATCTGTTGGGTTAGATGCTTTTGGAGGAGCAGGTTCAGCAGTTAACAGATCAGATCCATTAGATGCATTCGGCGGCGCAGGTGACGCTGCTGCTGCACAAAATGCATCTGTAGCAGGCGGCAGAGGAAACGGCGCAGCTGAAGTAGCACAACGACAAGCAAATGCAGCAGTGTCTAGAACAACAACATCAGCCGTTGCAACAGGTACAACTCCTTGTTTGCCAAACAACCCTCCGGCTGCATCAGGCACCGCAGGTTCAGGCGCAACTCCGCCTACGTCAGTGCCTTATGATGATGCTATATTAAGACAAGCTAGAGCAGCAGCCGCTGCGCCTGCATCAGTAATACCAGATCCATTAGATGCATTCGGCGGCGCAGGAGCCGCAGTTAGTGGAGCAAGGGGAGGCAGAGGTAACGGAGCAGCTGAACTAGCACAACGTCGGGCAGATGCAACAGCTACATCACCTACTACAGTAACACAGCCTACATCGACTCCTAGAAGTTCAGCTACAGCGTCTATTAGGCCGCCTAACGTATATATATACGAGCCACTTACACCAGGTTTTGATAGATACGATTTTAATACAGGAAAAAAAGTTTATACACCGGATGCAGGCCCAAGTAGGAACACAAATTCACAGCCTGTTGTACCGCAGGCAACTCCGAGAGTTCCGCCAATCGACGGCGGCATTGCTGTAGGAACAACAACTGGAGGTCCTAGTTTATTAAGACGGCGTAGCATCAGCCAGCAGCGCCGCACAACAGGCATAAACACAAATAATGACTTTTAAAAAACAACAGGACTAATTACTAATGTCAAACGGATCAAACGGAAATTATACAAGAACAACAAGTACAGTACGAACAGGATTTAGAGATAGCGGCCCATACGAAGCTATTGTAGTTAATAATCTTGATACTCGATATATGGGCGGCCTTGTTGTTGAACTATTAAGATATACTAGCGCAGGCGGCACTCCGGAACGCACAGGACAATTATTAAATGTAAGATACCTAAGTCCATTTTATGGTGTTACTCCTAATGCTGCACTTAGTGCAAATGATGGATATGAGCATACACAGAAATCATACGGTATGTGGATGGTTCCGCCTGATGTAGGCACTAAAGTTCTTGTAATGTTTGCTGAAGGTAATGCAAACTTTGGTTACTGGATAGGATGTATTCCTGCAGACTATATGAATTTTATGGTACCAGATGGAAAAGCAAGTACAGAAAATACCACTGGAATAACACCGCCGCCTTTGAGAGGAAGAAAACTTCCAGTAGGCGAATATAACAAATCAATTGAAACTGGTTCACGAGTTGATCCTACATTATTTGCAAAACCGTACAATAAAGACTTTACTGAATCACTTGAAATACAAGGATTATTAAACGATGAGGCTCGTGGAACTACTACAAGCAGTGCTAGGAGAGAAATGCCTAGTGCTGTATTTGGAATAAGCACACCTGGTCCTAAAGATCGTAGAGACGGGAGTCCGACAGTTGAAATCGGCACCGCAGGAAATAAAGTTACAGTTCCGTCTAACCGATTAGGCGGCAGTGCATTTGTAATGGATGATGGCGATGAGAGATTTGTACGTGCAACACACGCAGAAGACGGTCCTCCAATATATAAAAACAAAGGCAATAATGAAACTGGTGGTGACAGAACTATTCCGCAAAACGAATTAATGCGTTTTAGGACTAGAACCGGTCATCAAATATTAATGCACAACAGTGAAGATTTAATCTACATTGGTAATGCACGTGGAACTACTTGGATAGAAATGACCAGTGATGGCAAAATTGATATTCATGCACAAGACAGCGTTAGTATTATGACCGAAAATGATCTTAACATCACAGCAGAGCGCGATATAAACATGGAAGCTGGTAGAAATGTTAACATCAAAGCAGCTGGCAGAGCTACAGGTAATACATCAGGTAGAGTGCAAATAGAATCTAAGCAAGACTTTAATTTACATGTTGGAAGAAATAGTAAAATTACAGTAATGAAAAATCAACATATTGCTGTAAAAGAAGCACAGTACATTGATACAACAAAAACACTGCATGTTAAATCAGGACAAGATAACAGACTTACCGCAGGCGGAAACACATTTATTAATAGTGCTAAAGAGCACAGGGAGACTGCAACATATGTACATATGAACGGACCAAATGCTCCAACAGCAAATCCTGCTCGACAAGTTGAGCCATTAAGTACACATACGCTACCCCGTGTTAGACCCGGCGGATTAATAAGCGGATATCAAAGTATACTTGCAAGATCACCGCAGCACGAGCCTTGGCCGCATCACGAAAATTTAGATCCGTTGGCGTTTAAAAAAATTCAAACAGATAGAGACTTGCCGGGTGCACTGCCGAGTGCAGATCGTGTTCTTACACCTGACACTTTTGATAAAAACTTACAAGGAAGAACTAATAGTGCATTTGTAACAGGCAGTGGCGGCAATGTTAGTACCGGTAATATTTCAAGAGGAGCAGGAAATGGCCAGTCACCAGTAGCACCGGGCGATTATAGTAGCACACATACATTTGATTCAAATATTGGCGCACTAAGTGAAAGATATGAATCACGAGGAGATCCAGGAACTATTGGTTGGGATAGCACAGGCGGCTGGAGTTACGGAAAATACCAACTTGCAGCAAATACAGGCGCACTAAACGAATTCCATGCATGGTTAGCTAGAGCATATCCTAATTTAGAATCTCAACTAGCAAACGCTGGCGGTCCAGCAGCAGGTAGAGCAGGCACAGACGCTTATAAAGCAGCCTGGGCTCAGGTAATGGGAACAGCGGCAGGCGGCACTGCACAAAGCGAGTATACAGCACTAGCATATTTTGTTCCCGGAGCAAGACTAATTAATGGTAGATCTAATCTTGATGTAAACTTGAGATCTAGTACAATACAGCAAGTAGTGTTTTCCACATCAATACAACACGGCCCAGGTGGCGCCCGCAGTGTATTTCAAAGAGCACTTGCTGGTTTAAATTATCCTCCTAGTGCTCCTACAGCAACTGAACCTACTGATGCAGCATTGATTAGAGCAGTTTATGCAGAAAGACGAGCAGAAAACGGCGCCCGATATTTTAGAAGTAGTACACAGGCTATTAGAAATAGTGTTGTTAATAGATTTCACAATGAAGAAGCAGATGCGCTTAGAAGTTTAGAGCAAGAAATTGCAGCAGCTCAAGCAAATCCGCCAACACAAGAACCTACAGACAATAGTGCTGCTACTGCAAGCGTAACTCCGCATAGTGGCGCACAATAAAGGGTAAATATAGTATGAGCCAATTAGAAAAAAACTTATACAAGCGTGTAACTGTAAGCCAACCTACTGAAGTAGCCGCATCTGGACGAAAATACAGGGGCTTTAGTACAGTAGCGGATTCTAAAAGTTTTAGTATCTATGATTTTGAATTAATTAAACAAGATTTGATTAATCATTTTCACATACGACAAACTGAAAAATTAAGTGATCCTACATTTGGCACTATTATTTGGGATATATTATACGAACCTTTTACTATTGAAGTACAAGAAGCAATAATTGAAGATGTTACTCGTATCATTAATTATGATCCTAGAATAAAAGCAGAAGATATTGTTATAGATACTTATGAACAAGGTATACAAATTGATTGTACTATAACAGTGTTACCATTTGGTATAACAGACCAACTACGTTTTAAATTCGACAAAGAAAACGGCCTTCTATAAATCTAAAAATTAAATACACACATTATCATTTCAGATAAATATTATCAGTAAACAAGGAAATATACATGTCTGCAAATGATAGGCAGTCAAGGCTACTAGTAGCTGAAGACTGGAAAAGAATTTACCAAAGTTTTAGAAACGCTGATTTCCAAAGCTACGATTTTGATAACCTAAGACGCACAATGATTAATTATCTGCGTCAAAACTATCCCGAAGACTTTAACGATTACATCGAGTCAAGTGAATATCTTGCGCTAATTGATATGATTGCTTTCCTTGGGCAAAACTTATCATTCCGTGTTGATTTAAATGCTCGTGAAAACTTCCTTGAAACAGCAGAGCGAAGAGAAAGTGTATTACGCCTTGCACGTATGCTATCTTACAATCCTCGTAGAAATCAAGCAGCTAACGGATTGCTTAAATTTGATACAATTAAAACAACTGAAAACATTTTAGATTCGAATGGATTAAACTTAGCAGGTATTACAGTTAAATGGAACGATCAAACCAATTCAAATTATTTTGAACAGTTTGTTAAGATAATGAATTCGGCACTTCCGTTATCTAATTCAATTGGCAATCCCCTAAAATCTGCATTGATTGCAGATGTGCAAACACAAAAATATAGATTAAATGCTACAAACACTGGACAAGCAATTTATCCTTTTACTAAGAGAATTGAAGGCGTAAGTACACGTTTTGAAATTGTAAGTACAGATATCTCAGCTGAAAGTATTTTAGAAGAACCACCACTACCAGGAAACAGCCCTGCATTTTTATTCCGTGATGACGGCCAAGGCGCAGGATCAAACAACACTGGATTCTTTATGCATTTCCGTCAAGGTAAACTTGAAACAGGAAACTTTAGTGTAAATAATCCTACACCTAATCAAGCAGTACAAATTGATGCTGAAAATATTAATGACAGCGATGTTTGGTTGTTTTCAGTTAACAGTGCAGGATTTGACAATAACCAATGGACTAAGATTGACTCAACTGAAGGCAATAACGTAATTTATAATAGTTTGTTTAATCAAACTAGAGATGTATTTGCTGTAACAACTAGAATTGGTGATAGAATTAATCTAAATTTTAGTGATGGTGTTTTTGGTAACTTACCAGCTGGAGATTTTAGAACATACTACCGAACTAGTAGCAATTTAAGAAGTGTAATTACTCCAAGTGCTGTTAGTACAGTAAGTATTGAAATTCCTTATCAGTCAAGAAATGGTTCATCTCAGGTATTAACAATTGGACTGAAATTAAATTATACTGTTAATAATGGCACTGCTTCAGAAACTAATACAGAAATTAAGCAAAATGCACCTGCAACTTATTACACACAAAATCGTTTAATTACAGGTGAAGACTATAATATTGGTCCACTTGCAATTAGCCAAGACATTATTAAAACTAAGAGTTCGAACAGAATTTCAAGTGGTATAAGTAGATTCTTTGACCTAAAAGATGCTAGTGGCAAATATTCAAACACTAGTTTGTTTGCAGATGACGGCGTAATTTACAAAGAAGAATTTACTGAAAAACAAACATTTACATTTGCAACTCAAACAGATATTGAAGGCGTAATATATAACACTATCGAAGGCATTTTGAATAGTGTTAATACACAGAATTTTTATTATGCAAAATATCCAAAAATTATTGTTAGTGATCTTAATGCAACTTGGCAACAATCAAGCACAAGTACTAACCAAACGCTAGGATTGTTTAATGACGTTGATGGAAACGCATATACATTAGGATCATTTACTGCCAACAGTTTAAGATTATTAGAAGCAGGAACATTATTAAAATTTGTAGCGCCCGCTGGACAACATTTTATGCCAGATGGAACACTTATGGATGATGGAGCAGCAGGCGATCACTTAGGAAAAACTACATACAAATGGTCTAAAGTAGTATCTGTATCTGGAAACGGAACAGTAATTAATGAAGACGGCATTGCTCCAGTGGCGCTAAATGATATTATTCCATCAGGTGCAATTCTACAACAGGTTATACCTAACTTTTCTAAAGTATTAATTAATGATGTAAAATCACAACTAATTGATCAAGCATTTGAATACAAAGATTTTGCACTACGTTATGATCAATATGACAGACAGTGGAAAATTGTACTAGCTGAAGATATTAATACTCTTAATGCATTTGCTACTGGTAAAGCAGGAGATGCAACAGGTGAAAATCTTGACGCAAGTTGGATACTTTACTTTAAAACAGACGGCGAAAAATACACAATTACGTATCGCAACTTGCGCTACATTATAGAAAGTGCTGACGAAATTAGATTCTTCTTTGATGCAGCTGATAAAATTTATGATCCAAGTACAGGACAAATTGTTAGAGATAAAATTGATATTTTAAATATTAATAGACAGCCTGATGCATTGACGCCATTTACTAGAGACTTTAATTGGACTATTACTGATGCATATAGAGATGTAGAAGGATACGTAGATAGTCGTAAGATTCAAGTTCAGTTTATTGATCTAGATGATGACGGTGTCATTGACGATCCTGATATTTTTGAACAAATTGTAGGCGAAGAAAATACACAAATCGCAACAGAAGATAAAATTATATTTCAAAAGAAATACACTACTACAGATGGTGTAGAAGACTTTAAGTATTTTGCAAATACAAATGCTGAAATCATAGTAGTACAAAGTGAAGCTGGAATTGCACCTTATAGTAGTCGTGTTGAAGGACAAATATTTTATCTAATTGACGAAGGTATTTTTAGAAAACTTAATAAAGCATTAAACAATACTGTAATTAATACTGATTATAAAGCATTCTTTGGACGTGCAGATTTAAAATTCCATTATATCCACGTTGCTGATAGTGGTTATAGAATTGATCCAAGTGCAAGTAATATTATTGATACCTATATTTTATCAAAATCTTATGACACACAAGTAAAACAATACATTGCTGGCACAACGTCAGTTAGACCAAAACCGCCTAGCAATGACGAATTATTTAGAAGCTACGGATCTGAAATTAATAAAATAAAAAGTATTAGTGATGAAATAATATATCATCCTGTAAAATATAAGATTCTTTTTGGTGATAAAGCAGCGCCTGATTTACAAGTTAGATTTAAAATTGTTAAAAATGCTAATATAGTGATTAATGACAATGAACTTAAATCAGACATTATTGAAGCTATTAATAAATTCTTTGATATTGAAAATTGGGACTTTGGCGAGACGTTTTACTTTCAAGAACTAAGCGCCTATATTATAAATCAGCTGTCTCCAAAATTGGTAAGTATATTAATAGTTCCACGCCAGACAACACAATCGTTTGGTAGTTTGTTTGAAATAAAAAGTGAGCCGGATGAGATCTTTGCGAGTGCTGCTAAAGTAAGCGATATTGAAACAATTGATCAACTGACAGCTACAAATTTACAAGCAAGCGGAGCAGTAATTAATACTGTGGCAACACAAATAACATCAGGAATAACAAGCAGTGCATCAACAGCAACTAATACAAAATCAACAGGCGGAGGCTATAGTTACTAATGGCTAAGAATGATCAAAACGAAAGTGCTCTACCTGTACCAGGTCAGAACAATAAAATCACTGCAAGTGATTTTCTTCCTAGATTTTTTAGAACCCAGGCTAACAAAAAGTTTTTACAAGGTACACTTGATCAACTTATACAACCAGGTGTTGCAGAAAAGATCAACGGCTATTACGGCAGAACTACTGCTAAAGCATATAAAACTTCGGACAACTATGTTGACGATGTAACTACTGATAGAACTAATTATCAATTAGAGCCTGCAACAGTTATTAAAGATGTTTATGATAATGTAACTTTCTATAAAGACTACAATGATTACATGGGCCAACTAGGTGTGTTCGGCGCAAATACAGATAATCACAGTCGTTTGAACAGTCAAGAAACATATGCTTGGAATCCAAATATTGATTGGGATAAATTTGTAAATTTCCGTGAATATTATTGGCTACCAAATGGTCCAATTAGTATTCCTGTTAGGGGCCAAAGCAGAGATATTGTTAGTACATATACTGTTACTACAGAAGATCAAGGCGATAATATTGCTTATGTATTCAATGATGGTTTAACACGTAATCCTAGTTTAAAATTATACCGAGGACAAACTTACCGTTTTGAAATTGATGCTCCTGGCCATCCTATGGCTATTGCTATCAGCAGAACATTTACACCCGGCACTGCTATTTTAACAGCAGGCACAGAAGGACTACGTGCTGACGGATTGTTTGGTGCAACTTTATACGGTAATGAATACGACCAAGGTGAATTTATTATTCTTCCAAGTGGCGGCAGTGTAACATTTGCCGAAGACGACAATGTATCAACACTATATCCTGATGGCATCCGTAAGCTAGGCGAAGAAGGCGAGGAAGTAGCCATTGCTTATATTGAAAAAGGTACAATTGAATTTACTATTCCGTCTAATGCACCTGATAGACTATATTATATTAGTAAAAACGCAGTTGATACAAGTGGTCAAATTAGAATTTATGATATTGAAGAAAATGCGTTTTTAGATGTAGAACAAGAAATACTAGGCAAGAAGACATATCTAAGTGCTAACGGTGTAGATTTATCAAATGGAATGAAAATTAGATTCCAAGGCGATGTAACACCTGCAAAATATGAAACTAATGATTGGTATGTCGAAGGTGTAGGCGATAAAATCAAATTGATTAAAGATCAAGATTTGATTATTCCTGCGGCATATAGCGATAACTTACAAGTAGCATATGATAGTGATAACTTTGATACACTGCCATTTGCAGATGCAAGTGCTTATGCAACTGAAAAAGATTATATTGTTGTTAATAGAGCATCACCTGACAGAAATGCATGGAGTCGTTATAATAGATGGCACCACAAAGATGTGATACTAAAAAGTTTTGAACTTAATCATTTGCCTCGCGATGTAGATGAAGCTAGTCGTGCAAAACGTCCGATTATTGAATTTGAAGCAGGTTTAAAATTAAACAATTTTGGTGCATTTGCTAAACAAGATGTTGACTTAATTGATACCTTTACAACAGATGCATTTAGCACAATTGAAGGACAGTTAGGATATAACATTGACGGTGTAGATCTTGCTGACAATATGCGTATTTTGTTTACTGCTGATACAGATGTATTAGTAAGTGGTAAAATATTTCAAGTTAAATTTATTACAATCGGAAACAATAGACAAATTAGCCTAGTAGAAACTAGCGATACTAATCCAATTGATTTAGAAACAGTACTAGTTACACAAGGTGTAAAAAACGCAGGTAAAAGCTACCATTATCATGATGACAGGTGGATTGCTGCACAAGAAAAGACAAATAATAATCAAGCACCGATGTTTGAAGTATGCGATGTAAATGAAAATAATTTTAGTGACGAAACATACTATAATTCAAGTACATTCAAAGGCACAAAAGTCTTTTCATATGCAGAAGGTACAGGAACAGTAGATACTGAATTAGGATTTGCATTAGAATACAAATCTATTAATAATTCAGGAGACATTGTATTTGACTTTAATTTGCTTAATGACACTTTTGAATATCAAACTGATACTGAATTGTTTACACAATCAATTAGTAGTGGATATTTGAAGAAATATGAATCACTTACAAAATTTACATATGTAAATGGTTTTAGTAGTACTCCTACAACTAGTAAACAATATGTTGTTAGAGAATATGCTGCAACTGATGTAAAAGTTAATAATTTTGAAATTGATGTTTATAATAATTCAAGTAGTATTGATGATTTAAAAGTAGTTGTATTTGTTAATAATAAGTTAAAATTAAATAATGTTAACTACACACTCGATAAGACTAATGCAAATGCAGTTATTACATTTACACAAGATTTAACTGTAGATGATGTTATTAAAGTTAAAACAAATAGTAAAACTATAAAAAATTCTAACGGATATTACGAGTTTCCTTATAACCTAGAACGTAATC